CAAGTACAGCTTCATCAAGTGAAGTACTTAGTTGGGACGGCGCAGGCTATGACTGGGTTGCACAATCCGGTGGTGGAGGTGGAGGCGGTGCCTCTGCAATTAATGACCTAAGTGATGTAAACGTTTCAAACCCACAAGACAATGAAGTTTTAAAATATAGTTCAGGAGAATGGGTTAACGGAACAGATGCTACAGGTGCCGCAGGAACTGTTGCATTTACTGATTTAACTGATGTGCCAACAGGACTTACACCTGCTAACTTTTATGAATCAGCAATTACAACTTTTAGAGTTGATAATAATAGTGCTTCAGCGTATACATTTAACAGTCATTATACTGGTGACAATCCTACTATATATGTTATAAGCGGAACTACAGTAGCTTTTGATTTATCACAAATTAGTGGTCACCCATTCGAAATACAGGACAGTACAGGGTCAGCTTACAGTACCGGACTTGTACATGTAGCTACAGACGGCACAGTAAGTACTGGTTCGAATGCTCAAGGAAAAGATTCAGGAGTGTTGTATTGGAGAATACAAGAAAGTTTAAGTAGCCCACCTAACTATAGATACCAATGTACATCACATTCATTAATGGTTGGCCCAATAACAATTAAAAGATTAAGTACTCTTTAAGAAAACTTGTAAACTATACCTTAGTCGCTGTATCTCAACAACATTCTCTCTTAGTGTATGAGGATCAATATTTCCGTCATGCTCACTAGCATGCCCATTGTTAATTAAAACAATGTGGCTTTTTAATTCCTGCAACATTTTTTGTGCTTGTCTTTTAGTTTTATCAAATGTAATTTTAGAAATTTGTTGTTCAAATTCTGAAAATTCGTTTTGGAATTTTTTACTATTATTTAATGATAGCATTATTCTTCCTTTGGAGTAGGTCTTAACTGAAAGAAATCTAAACTAGGATCTTTGTTACTTGTTTGCGTAATACTGCCACCGTCCATTACACTTTCTAAACCAATCGGCATACAAGGCGGAACATGGAAAACACTGCCTTCTTTAATTTCTTTTTCGTAGAGCATACCATCAGCTGTGTCGATCCAAGCAATTTTAAAATTGCCACTGTTTACAAACCAAGACTTTTCAGTAGTTTTATGAAAGTGCATTGGCAAGCCACTTCCTACATTTTCAAATACTAAAATCTTTGATATATAATTATCAGTTTTAGCCCAAGTTGCTTCGTATCCAAAACTACTTTTATCTACATTTTCGTTCATAATAAATCCATTACTTTAAATATTGTTTCTAGTTTAGTTTGATTTACCTTATTAGTTAAGGTATTTTTTAAGCCATTGTGTAATGGCTTTGGCCAGCTTTTAAATGTAGTCCAGGCATATCCATTATGTTCGTTATTTAGATTAGGAAGAAATTCTTTATCTACAACACATAGGAATGTATGAAAATGAAACTTATCATCGTTACTAATAAATGTTTCAAGTGGTATAGTTTTCTTTATTTCAATTTCGCCAATTTCTTCAAATATTTCTCTACGCAGTCCTTCCCAAGGAGTTTCTTTTTCTTCAGTAGTACCGCCAACTAGACCCCATACGTCTTTGGCTCTGCCTTGTGTTCTGTGTAATAATAAGAATCGTTTTGTTGATCGTGCATATACTAATGCACCACTACATATGATAATTTTACTGTTCATACTAGTAATTATCTTAGTACGCTAGTCTCCATGTACCGTTTTGGTATTCACCGTCATAGGCTAAAATCCAATCGTTGTTTTCGTACTTATATTGCTTACCTGTGTTAAGGTTGGTTGTATAAACAACCGTACTATCATCAGTACTAGCATCAAATACAATATGCCAACTAGATCCGTCCCATTCAATGATATCTCCAGCGTCTGCAACAAATTCACTACCATCGTTGTTTTTCCAAGCATCTGGTCCATCATATGCAACGTCTTGTGCGTTAGCACTATCATTAATTTTATCAAGTATTAATATTCTAGGATTACTAGACTTTAAATCTGTTGGATTTGTTTTATACGGATTTATAATATAATCAATTTTATTCCTATCACCATTTGGCCCATGCATTACAGTATCAGCAGGGAAACTATCAGCGTCCCAAGAAATTGTTAATTCATATTCGTCTAACGGATTAATAACTGCAGTACCTACTAATTCGTTTGCAATATCAGTACGTCTTAGTCTTAATTCTGTTACACCACTCTGGAAGTCAAACGGCATACCTTTGGTATATCCAGTCCAAGTTTCAGCACCTACAACACCTTTGTTAATAAGTTTAACAGTGGTGCCAAGTACTAATATTCCATAATTGTCGTGTCCTGTTGTAACTAGCGAATCAACATCTGTTTTTAACATGCCCTCGCTTAAAATTTGTTCTTCAATTTCACCTGTACCAGTAACAGCAATTCTAGTTGTTATGTCACTTTGTGGAACTGGTGCATCGTCATATGCTTGCGAAGTAGGTCTTGCAAGATCTAAATCAATAGTACCTTTGGTTTCGTTAAAGATACTCTGAACAACTTGTGTAATAACACCAAGGCGTTTTACTTTAACTGGAGGTGAAATATATATTGGTGTGTTAAATGTCATAGTTGCAACATCAATTTCGCTATCAACACCAACTGGAACGCTTCTACTACTAAATGTTAATGTTTCTAAATTAACTACACTTAAACTTGTCCAATCAATGTAGTTGTCTGTGGTTTGTATTTCTAAACTAGGATTAAACAACATTAATATTTGCTCTAGTATTTGTAATTTTTGATCTGTGTTTGTACTCCAAATATCCACATTAACTGTAAGGGTATATGGTGTAGGCATTAATCTTTCAACTGTGTAATTCTTACCTTCTTTGTTTAAGTATTCATTACCATCAGTATCATATGCTTGTTCACGTATGTTAACTTTATTAATATAACTTGAATCAGCAAGTCTTGCTGTGTCCATAGCTAGTCCGGTAATATATACAGCCATGCGTGGCGCACTTGGAATTTTATTTTCTGAATTTTCACGGATTATGTTTGCAACTTGTCGTGTAAGATCGCCGTACATAACAGGTATTTGTGTTAGGTTACCTTTGCCGTCTTTGTAACTAAAGTTACTCATGAGGCGTACCATTTGTGTTATGTAGCGTCTTATTTGTCCGTCATAAAAATGTTGCATAACTTATTATCTTCCCCATTTTTCTATTTTTCTTAAAAACTTTCCGTTCCTAAAATAAAGACCAAGTCTTTTAAATTCTCGATTTAGTTGTTCTACATGAATTTTATCTATACCTCTGTGTTTCTTAGCAGACAAGAAATATTCTGACATTATTTCTTGACTTAAATGTTCGTCGTGTTTTTCCATGTAGGCGTTCCATACTTGTTGCATTTGTTTTCTATTTTTTATTTTTTTCAATGCCCTTAACACAAGGTGTTCGTCAGTCCCCCACCAGTCTGATCGTGTCCAATCACCTAGACCAAATAAATCTGGATGCATGCCTTTATAAAATTCATCTACAAGATCAATAACTTCGCCAGCGGCCAATGGTTCACCTTCTTCTCCATCTTCGCCCTCTTTGCCGTCTTTGCCTTCAGCGTCAGTTCCGCCACCAACACCTATTTCAACAATACCAACAATAGTATCTACATTTTGGTTATCTTGTACATAGGCATCCATCTTTTTAGCTGCAGGAGTTCCTGCAATAGCACCAACTGCTTTTCCTGTTTTTGGATCTATTAAAGCTCCGGCCATTTCGCCATCATCTCTTACAGTTAACTCTTTTAATCTATCTTTGTCAAAATAGTTAGTGCGTTGGTCTCTTTTAAATTCTGTTTGAGCTTCATCAGCTAGCCATTGTTTATACTCAAGTACTCGTAAACTAACAAAGTTTACACTGCCTATTACTTTAAAGTTGTCCTTATTTGCATCTTTGTCACCGTCTATACTAGGAAACAAGTCTTCTAACGGTTGTTCTACACCGTCTGGATCAACTACTGTAATGGTTAACACTTTAAAAGGAGCTGGCACTTTATCGCCGATCATATTAGAAATTTTCTCTTTAATATTATCATAATTCCTTTTTAGATAGCTACTAGGAACACCTTTGATACCAACTAATTCATCAGTAGTATCTACTGTAACTACTAAGTTGTAGATGACATCATTTTCTTCGCTACCAGTGTCGTCCACTTCTTGCTCTACAACTTTAGTTTCTATTATTTTTATATCTTTATATCTCATTTGTCTTCCTATGCGTTTGGATCAAACGGTACTACAATAGTTGGGCCATCTTCTTCTTCGCCATCGCCTGGCTCTTTATCATCTTTTTCTTTTTCTTGACGTTCTTTTTCTAGACGCTCTTGTTCTAAACGATCAGCTTCTTCTTTAGCTTTAGCAGCTTCTTCTTCGGCCTGCTTTTTAGCTAGTTCATCCTTCTTGCGTTGTGCTTCTTCAGCTTTGCGTAATTCATCAGCTTCTTTTTCACGTTGTATACGTTCTTGTTCTAAACGATCTGCTTTTTCTTGTGCTTTACGTTCAGCTTCTTCTTCAGCTTTTTTCTCAGCTTCAGCTTTTTCTTTAGCTTCTTCATCTGCTTTACGTTCAGCTTCGTCAGCTTTGCGTTGAGCTTCATCTGCTTTACGTTGAGCTTCGTCAGCTTTACGTTTTTCTTCAGCTTCCTTTTCGGCTAGTTCATCAGCTTTGCGTTGTGCTTCTTCAGCTTCTTTTTTAGCTAGTTCATCTTTCTTGCGTTGTGCTTCTTCAGCTTCTTTGT